GGATATGTACCATTTGGGTCGTAAAATCCTTTAGTTGTATCTGCATATTCAGTTGATAGACCTGGCATTGTGCCTAATACTACTGGTTCTTGTCGTGCCTCACCATCTCTAAAGAATCCAAATACCCATGTGCCTGTTACTAAAAATGTAGTATGACCTAGACCTGATATACCTGATGATGTTATCGGATGTATAACTTGTGCCCAAGGCAAGTCGGCAGTTGGCAATATGTTCTTGTCTGATGTGTGAGTACCTAATATTCTTGCTCTAACTCTACCAAGTGTTTGTGGGTCTTCTCTATCTTCTACAACACCTACCCACCAGATAAAGTTGTTAAAACCTAAAAAGTTCTCGTTCATTTAAATTTACTCTCTTGGTTACTTGTTGCAACACCTACAATAGAATCATCCAAGTCGTATTGTTTGATATTTGCCTTTGAATCATCATATTCTTGTGTCGTAAATGTATCTATTGTCTCTTGTGGTAATGGATTCATGTAAGAATCTTTTATACATTCCATCTTTGTAAAGTGTTTCTTCTCTGCAAAGTCGAATCTATGTCTAACTGACTTAACAAGATATCTACCTGACATAAATGGGTCTCTGTCTAATGGGTTTGTATCATTAGCAGGCTCATAAGATGGAGCGTCAAATGCCACCATATCACCTACACTTAAACCTGTAAAACCAGGCACATCTAAAGATAATATTTGTGTTTCAAATGCCATATGATAGCTTAACTTTCTAGGCAATAATAGTTCTTGTGGCGCTGGTTCATATTCATTAAACATCTTCTCTGTTGTTGATAAGAAATGTAATACACCTTCTGGATAATCTGATACATACTTATCATTGCCAAAATTTAATCTAGGCGCTAATGATTTATTATCTTGTTTGCCACCTTGTCCATCATGTTCTGTATGATGTGATAGTTCATATTCATCTTGATAATTAAAATCTAATTCTGAAAAGGTTTTATTAAACATATTATGTGTAACTACTCGTGAGGCATACATACCTGTTCTATAGTTCTGTAATGTATCAAATTGTTTATCTATACTAAAACCATATACTTGTTTCATTTGTTCTATTACATCTTTTTTTGCACCCACATTAGCAGGCTTTACGGCAAACTTAGCTACAACAGGTCTTGCTTTGTCTCGGGTCAATGCTAACATATTTTCATAACTTCTAAAATGAAATCCATCAGCGTCCTCATAGAATGTCATACCTGGTGTATTGTGCAATCTACTATATGATTCTTCTTTTAACATATCTATTGCTTTGAATGGTCTTATTCTTGGTATTACATATTGGTGATTACTTTTAGTTTCTTCTAAAAATAATGCCTTCTTACTTTTCAAATGTGTTCTAACAATGTCAAATATACCTTTTTCTGTTACGCCTTTATAAGCCTGACTTATTCTAGTCTGTTCATTTAATATCATTTCTTTACTACAGAAATTTAATTTATACATCTGACTTCTAGCTGTCTGTTCACTTCTGCTAGTGATATTGTAGATGTACATTGGGTGACCTGACTTAGCAGTAAAATCATAACCTCGTGAACAACCAGGTGTAAATACTTTAAATTCTACTCTTTCAAATCCAGATAAAGGTAAATGTGTAGGAATAGCTTGAGCGTCAAGTAATATTAAATTGCCTGTTAATACTTTGTTTTTGATACTTTCGTAAATGTTTATTTCACCAACCAGATTGGTGATATCAATTTTTTGAGGGACATCTAAGACTTGTGTTCTATATGAAGTAAGAAAAATCTTACCTATAGTAAAGTGTCCTGGATATTCTAACTTGTTTCGGTCAATTGTTCCATACATAATATTATCTATTTAGAAGTGTTTCAAATTCTTCTATAAATGTTGCCAAGAATTGTGGATTTAATAGTCTTATCTTTCTTTTTTTGTCTTGTAGTCGTTGTTCGTATTCTCTATTAGATACAGGAGCTGAACCTGCTACTGTACTATTTACTTCTATTTTGTGTGAGTAATCATCTGGTCCATTACCTGTCAATTTACCACTTGATTTTGTAATCTCGTAATGATGTATGCCATCTGGATTGGCATATTTGTTTGTAATAAACAGTTCAAAATCTTGGTCTGATAGTGGCCAGTCGTAATATCTATCTGTAATACTATTGGTCATTAATATAACCCAATGATAATCAGCACTACCAAAATGCTTATATGCTGTAGTTTCAGGTGATTCGCCATTAGGTACCTGATAATATTCGTATAATGAAAATTCATTTAATACTTTTTCTCTAACTTTTACTCTACGAAATAAATCTGTTACAAGTTTTTTATTACCATCACCTTTGATGTCATAGACTGATGTTGGAAAGGTAGAAAAATACATCTTAATATCCTTGTGCTATTGTTTCTTTAGTCATAATTTCTGTTTCACTAAATTGTAATGACATGGTGATGTTTGACATTGGAGCACCTTGACTATCACCTTTAAATGATTGTACTTCATCGCCGGCTGCATAATTGACTTCCATATTTGTCAACACACATCTCGATACTCTAGGCACATATGTGTTTTCTTTTGACCTATACATATACATTATTTGAAATCTAGATGGCACAATAAATCTAGCTTCTGACCCACCTGCAAATTCAGGGTGCATATGAAACTTAAATAAGTTTATAATTTTATGTACATCATCTTTTTCTTTTACATTTTTTGGAATAAATTGATAATCAAACTGAAACTTTCTAAAAGGTACAGATTTAAATGTTTGTTCTAACATAGGGTTGGTTGCTGTACCTGTTATTTGTTGTTGTACTGCTGTAGAAGCTCCACCTGTAATTAAATCACCAATTGTACCTGCTAATCTTTTACCAGCTTCTAGTACTGAATCACCTAATCCAGCAGTCATAGCTTCAGATATACCTGATGTTTCAAGAGCAGTTCTTACACCCATTCCTATCATGCCTGTTTCTACACCTTCATATTCTACACCATATTGAAAGTTCAATGAAGATTTTGGTGTATATAAAAGTATTGTATCTGATATGTTTGTGTATCTATCAAATGTTTTTGTGAAACCAGAATTTGGTTTTCTTATTCTTTTATTAACTTGTGTTTGTTTTAAATCAAATACAGATTTTGCTGTTGGGTTTGCTAAATCTAATGCACCTAAGTCGCCACTAAATAAATCTTTACCACTTAATTTTTTTATATTATTGCCATCAAATTTTGTATACTTAAATGCCGATTGTTGTTCTGTCAATACATCAAATATAACATAATGACCATCACCCATGTTTCCAGCTTCTTGTGGGTATTGTACTTGTCCATATTGAAATGGATTCTCTTTCATATGAGATGAAGGAGTTGCTGAATCTAATTCTAATGGTGATTTATTAAGTAATTTAGCAGCTATCTTATTGTTTTGTACTTGACCTGTGATTGATGAAGCAAAGTTGCTTATCTGACTACCAATGCCGGCAGGTAGATTACTTTGTACTGCTTTTACTATACTATTGATTTTAGATGTAAATGCCATATTATCTCTCTATTTGTTTCTAATATTTATACGATAAATAGTAGTATGATATCATCAAAACGCAATAAAACCTATAAAGCACCTCATAAGGGATTATACAAACCTAACAATCCTAAGAAATATGTTGGTGATAGTAGGAATATACAATATCGTTCTTCGTGGGAAAAGCGATTCATGATTTATTGTGATAAAAACCCCGACATTGTAGCTTGGGCTAGTGAAGAAATGTTTGTGCCATATAAAAACCCTGTTGATAATAAAATACATAGATACTTTCCTGATTTCATTGTAAAAACATCTGACGGTAGAAAGATGATGATAGAAATAAAACCCAAAGCGCAATGTGTGAAACCAAAACCTCGTTCAAGAAAAACTAAACAGTTTGTTAAAGAGTGTGTTACATTTGCTACAAATCAAGCAAAATGGAAAGCTGCAAAAAACTATTGTGATGATAATAATATTGAATTTAAAATTGTAACTGAAATAGAATTAGGTATTAAACCTTATTAACCTGCACCCAATAACTTAGAAACAGTATCATCAATATTTGCCACAGGACCTGAAGCAACACTAACAGCATTTGTTTGAGTATTCATTTGTTTATTGTCATTAACATTTGTTACTACAACAGGTGGTATCATGCCAGCGTCAGCTGCTCTTTGTTGAAATAGGTCTGCTTGTTGTGTTCTTCTACTATCGACCATATCTTTTTGATTTTTAACATCTCTTATATAAGCACTACCAACATCACCACCAATAACTGATTCACCACCTAATCTTAAATCACCACCTACAGCACCTCGTGCTACTGCAGCTGCTACTAGATTTTGACCTTCTGATAATTTTGCTTTTTCTTCTTCTTTTTTCAGTTCATCTGTTGTTTTCATCAAATCAATATTGACACCAGGTATCATGTTTATGAGACTGATTAAACCATTCATCACATTTACAAATCCATCATATAGAAAATCACCTAATTTACCTACTGCTTCTTTTACACCATCAGATATGAAAGTTATAACATTTAATATGCCTTCTCTTATTTGTGGACCAAAATTAGCAAATATTGTTATAAGACCTAACATAGCAGTACCTAATAAAACAAATGGGTTCATAAGTATAGCTAGTTTATCTAATATAAACTTTTTCTTTTCTAATAAGAATGCTGCTGTTTTAAGTGCAAATGCTTTTATATCGAAAGCATAAACAAGTTTAGCAAAACCAAATGCCTTCTTACCAAGTGCATATGTGTCTTTCGCAACATTAGCACCTTCTTTTAATGTGTCTTTAAAGAAATTAAACCCATCTTTTACAGCGTTAATTGGTGCCATTATACCATCTTTGATTGTATTAAATAAATCAGACTGAAATCCTTCTCCACCCTCATTATTCCTATTAACTTGGTCTTGTAAATTTTGTATTTCTTCTTGCTTTTCTGCTTGTGCTTCTAATTTAGCAATGTATGTTGGAGGTAATAATCCTTTTTCTATTTGAGTATTGTTTATCTGTTCTAGTGTTGTAGAGTTTTCATTAAATTCTTTTTGTATGCCTACTCCATCCTTAACACTATTAGCTAAATCTATAATAGAATCTTTAAGTGATTTCATTACATCCAATAAACTTTTATCTTGTTTTATTGTTTGTTTGTCAAGGGCTAATTCCTGTTTAGCAATTATGGTTGCTTCCTCTAACGACTTAACAGGAATTATAGTCTGTAATGGTGAAGTTATACTTTCACCTATTATTTTAGCGTCTTGTGCTGTTAAGATAGCCATTATCTTCTTACTAAAGAACCTCCAAAATATAGCCCAATGATTGATGAGACCACATGTGTGTCAAGTGGTGTGATAACAAGTCCATTTAAAGGTTTCCATGTTGTCATTTCTCCACTACTTGCAAATATCCAGAATCCTTGTTGCACTGCCTCTGTGTAACCAACATATATTGGTGTATCAGGTGCAATTAAGAATACAAGTTTAGGTAATACTAAAATTGCAAATACACACATCAGAGCAATCCATCTCCTTGTGTTCTTAGTAAATGCATCCGTAACATCTCTAGCTTTATCTATTTGCTGAGCTGCAAAACCTGCCCTCTCCATCATCATCTTTTGTTTTTCTGCCTCATCTTTACCCTTTTGTGCCATGATGGATAATATTCCACCAAGTACAGTTGAGGCACCCATACTAATAAGTTCCATTGGTATCATAATTATCTACTCCTATTTTTTTCTCTCTCGTACTTTTCGTTTTCTTCTTTAATATAATTCTTCAGTAAGGATACATAAACATCTCTTTCCCAAGGTATCATATTTTCAATCTCTGTTATACTATATTTATGATGTGTCATAAGTGCAAAATTAGTTTCAAAGTAAGCCTCTAGACTATTATGGGCAAGGCTTATGCGAAAAAATCATTTATTCCTTGTAATACAACTTCAGATTCAACATCTGTTTTAGGGTTTTTTACTTTAACTTCATGTCTTAATCTAGGCATGGTTGTAAAAAATCCTTGTACCTTAGCAAAAGCTGTCTGTTCTAATTCTTCAAAAAATTCTAACATCTCTTTTTCTGTAGCGTCTTTCGCTGGGTATATTTTTTCTCCCTCAAATATGTGGTCAACACAATGTATGACCATTTTCATGATACTGTCTACATTATTTGTATCAACATCATTTTTCATAAGGTCAATAGTAGGATATTTAAAAACTACACCAAGTTGTCTGCCTTCATCAAATACGATTCTATTAGTATGAGAATCATCTACTTGAACATTAACCTCGCTCAAGTCTACTTCAACATCAGCATATGTCTTTTTATCATCAGGACAAAGCACTTTTACTTTTTGTACTTCACCTACTGACTTAGCCCTAATATTGAGAAATACATACTCAATATCAAACATTGGTGCTTTTGCAACATCCCAATTACCAAATGTACATGATTCGCATATATCGGTAACTGCTTTTACTATGCCATTATTCTTATCTTCTTCCATTGCCATCAATAAAAGTTTTTCTTCTTTTACTAGAAAAGGTCTATATTGTATAACCTTATCTTCTGATGGTAATGTCAATTCATATCGTGGACTAGCCACTTTTGGTAATGCCATACTATACTCCTATTATATAACTATAATCTATTTATATGTTTCTTGGTGGTATAAATCCACCACCTAGACTAAATGGTGGGAATACTCTACCACCTGTAATGTCTCCTATCGGTATTCTTCGTTTCAAATCAGATATAACATCTCGTCCAGCTCTTCTTAATGGAGTTGGCAAGTAATTTAATAATCCACCAAGTGGCCCACCACTTTTTACTGTTGGTACTTTAAAGTCTGGAGAACCTACTTCTATCTGGCCTGCCTTGTCTATAAAGTAATTTACCCAATATCTAAATTTAAAAGTAACTTCAAATTCTTGTAAGTCGCTTGTTTCATGTGAATATGATACTGCACCTACAGTAGAAGGATAACAATCTATTAGACTGACTGCATAAGTTACTTCATCTCGTTCTTGAGCACTTTCAAAACTACCTAATTGAAATATTTCCATCGGTGATACATAATCATCATAGTAGTTTACATTGAAAGAATTATTACTAAATGCACTTTGTTGCCATAGTTCAAAATAAGTTCTTTCTCTCATAAACTTATCACAATAGAAACTAGCAGTAAATTCTGCACTTTCTATACCTTGTACAAAATTTCTTTTTGGTCCATATGGTGCAAATTCCACCATTTTCATTTGTCTGTTTGGCATTTGTATTGATTTACAAAATGCATGTACTCTTTTTTGATTGGCCTGTTCTACTGACCTTAATTGTGCTGATGATGAAAATCCTACATTTTCACTTGCAATCTCATCTGCAAACTGCACATCTCTTTGTGATGGATTTAAACTGTCTAATACAGGATTGTTAAAATCTGTAATGCCATTTATACCTTTTGGCAAATTAAATGTCATATAGAATTTAGACTTACGAGCAAAACCTTCTGCTTCGTTGACCATTGATTGAAATCTACCTAATGTAGATTCTTTATTTGTACCTTGTCTTTGATGAAGTCTTGGGTCTGTTTCTACACTATCTAATGATGTGTCTCTTGATAGTCCGATTCTTACATCTCTACCAAATATTCTAGTGCCTCCTCTGAGTACGGCCATGTCTATATACCTCTACTTTGTCCGTATACATAGCTCGCACTTCTCTTGCGGAATTGTTGTACTGGCAGATACACAGCTGTAGGTGAATCTTGAGCGTCAATTCTTAAAAAACCAGAGCGAACATGTGAATACAAATATTTCTTTATTGTTGGTTTAACTCTTTCTAATCCAGATACTCTTTGATAGCTAACATCCAATTTTGTTGTACTATCAAATTTACTATTCGTAGCAAATCTTTGTAATTGGTTTAATAACCTAAATCTAATCATGGGTGATAGGTAATGAAAATTAATACCCATAAAACCACCCTTTATTGCTTCTAAAGGCAACACTAAAGGAAAAGTATCATAGTATGGCAATTTATTCTTTGTCTTAGGGTCATAGAAAAACAGATTTAGTCTTCCACCTGAAGGTCTTTGATTTACTCTTCCTTGGTTCATTAGTTTTCTAGCTGTAATAGTATCAGCCAGACTTGCTACTGCATTTCTATACCAAGTAGATGACTTCTTAATGCCACCTGTCTTGTCTGATATTTTAGAAAATATATTTGCCATGTTACTATTTATAACAAAAACCCAGCGATTTCTCGCTGGGTCCGTTCCTTTTAAAGTGAGAGAGAGATTCTACTCTTGAGCTAATTTACTAAAATAGTCCAATGAATCATCTTCATTGGTATCGCTAGCCATAGGAGTAGCACTTTGTGTAGGTACTGGTGCTGATTCTGTGGCCTGTGGGAGGTCTGTATTTTCCACAGTTTCAGCTGTTTTAGCACTACCACTAATAACCCTATTCAGTTTCTCTGTGAGTTCATCGTAAGATTTAAAAGCGTCTGGTGCCAAAAACGGTTGCAATTTGTGTTGTTTAGACCAAATTGCCTTAATGTCATTATCTGATTCTGCAACTTGACTTACTGAATCAAATTCAGATTTATCATAGTTCCAAAAACCATCAACCTTTCTTATTTTAAGTTTGAAATTTGCCCCACGCCAAAAGTCGAAAGGATTAATTGCTACTTCATCCTCAAAAGCAGGTTGCATACATTCTGTAATTTTATCAAATATCTTTTTACCAAATTTGAATAGCATTACTTTGCCTTCATTTTCTGGATGTTTTGGGTCTGATACAACCAAGACATTAGAATAGTAAGAAAGTTTTCTTTTTCTTTTTCTAGCTATCTCTTTATCAGAATCTAAACCTGTGTTCCACAATCTTGTGTTTTCTTCTGATACAGGGTCTTTTTGACCAAGTGTTGTTAGACTGTTTTCAATATACCAACCACCTGGTCCTTGAAATGCATGAGACCATACTCTAACCCATGGCATATCTTCGCCTTCTGAAGCTGGCAAGAATCTTAGTACAGCATAACCATTGCCTGTTTTATCAAGTTCTGGTTTCCACAATCTATCATCTTGATATTTGTTTTTGTTTGCTTGGTCCTCAGGATTGAGGTTTTGTTCTAATGCCTTTGTTAATTTATCAAAGCCACTAGAGGAAGATTTTAATGATTCAAAATCCATATTTTTTCTCCGTATTAAGTATTTGTATTACTGTATTATTGTATTGTAGCACTTGCTACATTACTATTTATACATTGAAAACCATTATATACCATTTATTTGCACTTGTCAAGCATGGTTTGGTAGTCAATGTAAAATAGATTTTTGTTGTCATTCCAGTCATCAATTCTACAATTCACATTATCATTACCAAGTTCACCTTTTTCATTAACTTTGTAGAAATGAATGTCTGAAAATTCTTTAAATATGTCATTCCATTGTATTACCCAATTTTGATGTGGTGTGGGTTTATTTTGTTCAGCAACATAATGTTTTGTGCCTTTATATAAATTATTAACTGTTTTAGCATTACTTCTTAAATCATGGCCTATTAAAAAGACCTCACATGGTTTTTCTTGTTTACAAGCTATATAACCTGATGTAGGCCCAGCAGCCCATCCTCTGTCCTTATTGTCATCATAAATGTCGGTGATAGAATGTGATTTATCTTCATCAGATATCCAACTTACATATAAGTGAGAATGATTTACATGTTCTTTTACTATCTCTTTACCTTTTGATTTATTACTCTTAATTATGTTTGCTATACCTGATAAGTTTGTGCCATGCATAACAAATTCTTGTTGATTAATTCTTTCATTTTCAATATGACTATCATATGTTTCTTTTAATTCATCTATCTCTAGCTTAGTTAGGCCAGCATAGACCATCATTTCATAATGCATAGCAGGTACTTTTGTCCAATTTCTAAACCAAGATTGATTTTCATAACAATAACCTGAATGATATATTTCATGCATAATACCATGGTCTACTGCAATTAATACATCTGAAGTAAAGTCTCTGTATATGGCATTACATCCATATATCTTGCCGTATTGTCTCAATTGTTCTAAATCAAAACCTTTTCGGCTTTCACCATTGCCTATACAGAATACTCTACTCATTGTTTGTACTTAAAGACATATTTTGACCATAAATAACTTCTTATTATACTTACGACCATGAATATAATCGCAAGATGAAACATTGCCCACACCTCAATGTATATACCATAAAATGGGAATACTGTCAATTGTATTATGATTGATAGTATCAGTCCACTTCCTATATCAAGTGTTCTGTGTATTAAATGTTTACTGTTGGTCATCTTTACTCTCTAGTAGAGGTTTTAAATCTGTTATCTTTTCTTGTTCAATAGCGTCTATTATAAAGTTTGTTAATTGTATTTCTTTTCTTAAATAAAACATCTTCTTTTCTAAATCTTCTAATTGTTTAGCATAATAATCTAGCTCTGCTTGTTTGCGAACTCTTTGAGATATTATGTCTTCTAAAAATAATATCTTCTTATCTTTCATTTAATGACCTCTATACTCGTTTATATCATTAATTGATTTTGATGATTCTTTATCTTCTTCACGGTTACCTTGCCATAATAATTCGTAACCCAATTCTTTTGTTTCTTCACAAAAATCCATCAATTTACAAAATTCATTTTTAAAATCTTTATCTGCATGACTTCTTTCATGTTCCTCAAATGATGACCAATAAGTTAAAATAGCTATATGATTGCCTTCTTTACCTAAGTCACCAACTGAACCTTCTTCACTAATAAAACCTGAATATTTAAATACTTGGCCTGCAATAAAACCCTCGTACTTATTTTTTACAATATTACACATCATTGCTAAATTTTCTTCAACATCTTCTATTGTAACACCTTCTTTTAATTTAGCCACATTATATAACATCACACAATCAAATGGCACTTTGATTTCACTAAACATTATTCTATCTCTGGTTTATAAATTTCTTGTTCATTACTACCAATAATAACATCAGGTCCTATCTGTACTCTACTTGCACATGATGTTATTAATAGTAGACTTAAAATTAAAAAATATTTCATTAAACACAACCTGTTGGTTTTGGTAACCCACCATATTTGGCTATCTTCTTCATAGGACCAGATTCAAATACTTCATACAACTTACTTGCTTTTCTGTCCATACCAAATTCTTTTGCAAATACTCTTACTGCTGGAACTGTGCCTGTTTCGTTATACATTTCTCTAGCTTTGTTTATATATGTTTTGATTTCATCTGTAATTAAAAAACCATCTTCTTCAGCCATTTGAATCATAACTTCTTCTGACCAATCGTTTGTATTTACCAAGAAACCATCACCGTCTCTATTTAATTCCATATTAATTTTGCCTCCTGATATCGTTCATAAATGATTAAATACCAATCTGTGAAAAAATGGTAATTGATAATACCTACTAACATAATTAATGAACCAACTACATTCACTACTATTAAAGACCAATCTTTCCACAAAATACCTACTATCAACCAACCTGTAATACCTACAAATTGAAAGTACATATTATATGGGTACATATTACTAGCTGTAGTTATGGCACCAAATATCAATACGATACTTGCAAACCATTTTATGTACCAATCTAATCCATTAGATATTTCTTTTTGTACCACTCTTTAAACTCCGGGTCTTTTTCAAATTCTTCATGTAATTCTCTTGAATCTACCTGACCACTACGAATACAATCAGCTAGTAATTGCCATCTTTCTTCATTAGTATATTTTCTTAACTTAAAAAAACCATTACCCATTAAATTGCACCTACTAATGAATATATAACTCCAATTATTACTACTAAAACAACTGCCTCTACATAGGGACTTCCGTTTCTAGCACCTTCTTGTTCATTAAAAAATTTCATTTTAAAAATACCTCCTTCAGTATTGTTCTTGTCTCTACTTCATTAAACCTAACAAAAGGTTTAAAATTCATTATCTTTTTGTATAGATTTGGCCATACAATTGTTTCTTTAATATTCTTATTCCAATCTTTCATAAAATTTAAATGACAATCCATCACTATTAATGTTTCGGTAGAAATCTTATTTCCAATACAAAGTCGTAAAACTTTTGGATGATTACCATTGGTATCAACAAAAGCATTGTTGGGGTCAATATTGTCCATATCACAAGCAGTAGATATTCTACCCAAGTCTTCTTTAAAATGGTAGTTTCTTGATTCTTTTCTTTTTTTGTATTGTAAGTATCTTTCATGTGATTCTCTTTCTAATAATTTGCCTGACCACAATTTGGTGTCTTTAATAAAGTTTGATACAAGAAAGTCTTCAATATCACTTTGTTTATATTTGACACTAAGTTTATGAAATTGGTATCTATCATTTCTTTTTGTAAATGTGTGCAATTTTGTGTGAACATGGCCAGATGTTGTAAAGTAATCATAATCATCTTTCTCAAAATGTAATTTAAGTGCAAGATATTTTCTGTATACATAAAATCCGTCATAATTGTTCACAACGGTAGTTTACCTGTTTTTTCTATTAAATTTAAATCTTGTGCTTCTAGAGCAATCTTTTCTTTGAGTGGTTTTGATATGAGTTTGCTCACATCTAATGGGTCAATTGAATTGTCTTCACAATATTTCAAAATGGCGTCTAGATAACTTATATCTGGACATTGCCTTTTTACTTCTTCAATCTTTAAGCTAAATTGTTTGCTGTTCATAATATCACCATTCTATAAAAAATCGGGTGGTACTATTCCTGTGTGCCGAGCAAGTACCGAGCTCCGTCTAACAACTACTACAGGTCTTTACTAAGACTGGTTAGACTATCCTTTTTACACATTGACTTGTAATTCCTTTTCAGCGTGCTTATAAAAACTATCTATGGATTGTACTAATGTGTCCATATAGTCTTTAGGTTCTTTTACAAAAGATGTCATTGTGCCATCTTCTGCAGCTATTAAAACTACTATTTGTTCTATTTTTTCATCAAATGTTTCTTCATACATTTTTGAATATGCTGTACATTGTAAAAAATAGTTCTCCACCCAATCTTCTATTCGTTCTTTATTGGATGTTTTAAAGTCAATAACGGATAGTTTGCCGTTATACTCTGCCACACAGTCTACTTGACCAGCAATAGTCAAGTCTTTACTATACATTATTTTTTCTAGTAATCTGATATTATTTATTTGGTCTAGATATGGTTTCATCAACCTGAATAGACCTAATGGTAATACATCTCTAATTGATGGTGTTTCATTACCTAGATATTGTTCAACTAAAGTATGTAATGATTTGCCTCGCCTTGCAGCTCTGTTCATTTCCCATTTAGCAACATCTTCGCCAATGGATTGTCGCCACTTTTTAAGACCTTCAGTTTTTCTAATACTTAAAACTGATGTTACTGATGGATATGATTTGCCATCAATATCATAAAATCTAAATCCTTCTACTTTTTTACCTTTTGTATCTGGTAAAAGAGATGTGTCCACCTCAGTATGTATAAATCTATCTTCACTCATATTTGTACCTTCTTATATTTTATAATGAATATTATATATCAATATGAACATATTGTCAATGGTGGATTGATTAATCTCTCGTTAACTTTAAAAGTTTTTCAATTTGAGCCTTAATTATAGGTGAGCGATTCGGCCAATGAATATATGGCTCATCGCTTTTTTGTAGATTATATAAGAAAGGCAATATCAACTTTTCTATTTCTTTAAATCTAGCTTGTGTTTGTTCATCTGTCTCTGTCTTTGTAATCGTTTCCTTTTCAGCAACTATTTGCATTATCTCATTCATCATACTCTTAATATCAGAGACATCTGTCTTAACTTTAGCAATCTCAATATTACTATTTTCTAAAACTGAAGGGTCAATTTTAGGTTCATCTGATTCAGGTTTAGATATAACTGGAGTAAAACCCCAATCTTCATCTAAATCAAAACCTCGCATATAATCTGGTATATCGTTACTCATTACTTCTTACCTAAATGTTTGTTAATTACTTGTTTGGTTTTTACATCTTTAATGGATTTACTACCATATCTATCTGCTAATGCACTTGTAGGGTGTGCTTCTGCAATTCTAGATAAGTTTTCTTTCCAACCTGAATCGGTTTTCATACCACCAACACCTGCAACTATATTTATACCTGTTACTAACGATTTCAAGTTAGGATTACTTTTAAGAAAATCATCCTTTTCTGATATCTTTAGTATTTTATCAAATACTTCACCTGTTTCTGTATCTTGAAATGTGTATGTTGGCATTATAATATTTCTTCTCTTGGTGTTGTATCGCCGAAATACTTCTCAAGCATTTCAATTTGGTCATCATATTCAGCAATGATTTTCAATTCTTTTTCAATTGTTTCAATAACATCTGGATGTTCAGCAATACCAGCTGTCTTTTCTAAAAGAACTTCTACATTGATTCTATGTTTTTTTATGTGTCCTTGAGCGTGTGATATTAACGCTTCAAGCATATCTTCTCTAATCATAAGACTATTAACTCCATAACTTTTAGTACACCGTATGATACTATAACAGTAATAGGTATCATTACGATTAATTTAAATATATCTTTAACTTTCATTTTTCACTCCTTTTTGATACCATTCTGGCATTTTTGACGGTGCCTTCCAGGTAGCAAAACTTCTTTTCTTCATTATATAATATTTTCTATAACTTGCTACAGAATCACCATCTACTTTACATTCATCTGGCATAGCAGGTGTTGGTTCTGTTGCAAGCTTATTTAGTGGTATTTTTTTAGGTGGGTTTCTTAAAACATCATTCATCTTTTCAATAGTCAAATGTTTTTTACCATATCTCTTGGTAAATTCATCACCTAAAGCCATCATGTGTTTGTATAACCAATTATAGTTATATGCACTTTCAAGCAACCATATTGTTGATGGATGTTTTAGCCAGCCTGCTTTGTATAAAACTTTTTCTAGTTTTTTATCAGGATGTTTCCATCTTTTTATTTTTCTGCCATTAGCTGTCTTATCGTAATATTCTTTACCATCATAAAATCTATGCACAGTACTTAATAACTGTGCCGATTCTACTATCATTTTACAGACATGTTTATCACAACTCATTTGAGCAGCTTCTACAGGGTCTTTACTCAAAAAAAAGATATTCATCTTAATACTAATATCCAGAAAATTGAAATTACAGATACCATAACTATGGCCTTAACCACATCTGGTATCATATCACATAGTTCTACAAGTTTTTCTATAAAGTCTTTCATAAGTCACCTCAACATAATTTATATATGTGTCCATTATACAGGTATTGGTTGTCATGTCAAGCATTATTTAATCTTTTTTTATGCACTATTTTAGTGCATTATATACAACTAAAGAAATCTTCTATGGTACACGCCTCTTTTAGGGAAGATGGTGTATATTTAATTCTGATGGTAACATTGTAAGTAAATTCTTGAGGATAGATTTCTTCACCATAATCATCGGTTTGATGAGACAAGTGTATCGGGTATTTTTCCGTTTCTAATATTTTAATATTTTTCGATTCATTCAGTTCATTGTACTCTGACTGGTTAAGTTCAAACAACTGTTGTATTTTATGCATGTTATCCTCCGTTTTTATACATTGCTTTTATACTTGTCCTCATTTTGACCCCATTCGTAAATTTGATTTAGTTTCAATCTTACTTCATCGGGATTTAATTTGATTAATTCTTCCTCTGATAAACTTTCTATAAATTTCTTATACTCACGGCTATTCTTCCAGTCTTCTTTATTCTCCGTGATTATCTTCACTAGTTTATTTTGATTCTCATTATCTAAATTATTGTCCTTTTTAGGCAAATTTTTAGGTAATAAATCGTTTGGTTTATCCTCCGTTTTTGGTTTTCTTAATTGTCGTAATGATATATTTGCCGATATAAGCATTAATACTGCTACAGGGTCAAATACGAATATCAATATAATAATAATTATTCTAACTGCTTTATCAAAATGATTTGCAGCTTCATCACCATATATAAATTCTGCTACATATTTTATAGGACCTAAATCAGCCTCTAGCTTTAATTGTTCTGTCCTAATCTCAGATTTCTTATCTGATAATTCATTAATCTTATTTAAACTTTCTTCTATAGTATTTTCTAATAATAATCTTTCTTGTTTTTGATTATTTCTTTCTGTAATCGCCCTTTGTGAACTACTACTAAACCAACTTGTTTCTTCAGATTGATTGATGATTAATTCATCCATCTTTTCTAATTGTAATTGTGAACGGTCAATTACCTTCTGTCTTTGTTCTATTTGTTCATCTATTATTTGTATCTGTAATGCATTGTTACTTTCAGGTACAACTTGGTCTAAATGTGCCTTTGATAAAAAACCAAATATGCCTACCGAAGTTATAAAAATTAAAACTACTACAGATGTTGTCAAATAATATTTAATTGACTTTGGTAATAATGGATTATTCCAATTATTATATAACCAACTTGCCATAACAAGTTTTGCAATTTCTAATGCACCACCCATTGCATATATGGCCGTTGTTGCACCTGCAAACAAAGCTGCTAAACCAATTATCGAATAACCGGCTGCAATGATAGATAATGATATGCCACTAATAAGGGTAAGTATTGCTAAAAACATACACCTATTTATGCATATTTTCTACCTTATCTATTATTCTAATTACTCTTTCAGCATAGTCGGGTGTCTCAGAATACTTGTCTAATGTCTTAATTAATTGTCTAGAATCTAATGGCATATTCATAGTTATCATAGTATCTCTTAAATCTCTAAATTCTTTATATGCACTATGATTATTTAAAAGTCTTATATATTCACCAACTGATTCACACTTGTGTTCAAAACTCCTATACATGACCTTTTTATTTTCTAAAGCATGTACATGAGGTTTTGTTTCATCAAATGCCTTTATACCGTAAAGATTATTAGCTTCATCAGATAATCTAGATGAGCCCCAACCTGTCTCTAAAATAGCTTGAGACACCATCATACTATTTGGTATTCTTCTTGATTCTGGTATTGTTAAATTGTGGTAAGTTATACAAGTTTGTAGACCATCTAAAAATTCAACTTCTGTTTCATATTCAAATATAGGATACTTTATAACATATTGGTTGGGAAAAAATGTGCCAATTGTAAATATAGTGAAGGTATAAAAAATACCGATTATTAAAGTTATAGATTTATCAATTAGATTTGTTATTCGATTCACTAATTAAACCTTTGAGAATTTTATACATTTCTTTATATACAGCGATATTTCTCCATAAGGTATCACCTGTTTTTTTCTGTTCATCTTTCAATTCTTTTAAAATTTCTTCTAAAACTAGAATTCTATTATTGAAAGGTTTTACTTTTGCCTTTTTATTTTTACTCAAAAGATTGCCTAAAAAATATGGTTTCTTATTTGACATAGGCTATGTAATGATACCCACCAACATTCTCTGGCAATTTTCTAGATGTAAATACCAACTTTTCTGATAGTTTACTCATTTGAGATTGTAGTTTTTCTCTCTGTCTATCTGTAAGATTATCTTCTAAATCTTGACCCCAATAACCAGTATAATAAGTTATACCAGGTGATGATTCATTATTCTCTTTTAAAAAGTTTTTAAGAACCTTTGGTGTTTCTACTAACTGTTTTTTTAAGTGCTGGTCTATTTCTTTACTTTCTGTGTTCATGCTATCTCCTTTACTTCTTGAACTACACATTTTGGTATTATTGTAGAATTGCCACATTCATCAATACTACCATCTTCCTTAAAATTGAAATCACTAACTAATCTAATGACTTCATCCTCATCACTAATTAAGAAACCTGTACTTAGACATCTAGGTAAGTTTTCTTCTTTTATATCTTCCACACTTCGCCATGATGAATCAGATGTTATATCAATCCAATATACATGAACAAACTTGTAGGGAATCTTTTTTATTTTACTCAT